GCTCAATCGGGCACTAACCCTTATGGTGGTACCAACGGTCTGCGTGGTCTGGATCAGTATGCTGGCGCTAATGCTACCTACGCTGGTGGTACATCGTCTGTTTCTGCTTTTGGTACTAGCGGTACTGGTTCTACAAGCGGCCTGCATTCGCTGGCTACTTATGACCAGATCACTTCTAACGTCAATACTGTTGGTGCTAACGCCATCCAGTACAAAGACGTTATTAACTTGATCTACGCTTTGCCTCAACAATATTGGACATCGAACGCTAAGTTCATGGTTAACCCAATCTTGGCTCAAGCTATTCGTGGTCTGCAAGATACCAATGGTCGTCCAATCTTCAACTCTGTTGAGTCGTTGAACCCCGATGGCATCATTGGTCAATTGCTTGGCTTTGACGTTGTGATGAACAAATATCTGGATAACCCAAGTCAAGCTACAACTGGTTCTGCTGGCACTTCTAGCCTGTACCCAATGTACTTTGGTGACTGGAGTCGTGGTCACACGATCATTGATCGTCTGAACATGGTTATGCGCCGCTACGACCAAACTCTGCCCGGTTACATCACCTTCTTTGGTGAAAAACGTCTGGCAACATCGGTTCGTGATCCAAACGCGCTGGTTCGCTATCGCTCGACAGGTACAGCTACCTGATAAATCGGAGGGGCGTAATTGCCCCTCCTTTTTGTGCCAATAATTTAGGAACTGTTATGACGACTATTACCGAACGCATCCTGTCAGGCATTAAGCAAACTTTGGAAACTGGCGATCAGGTCAAAATTGACTTGCGCGAGGCATCTGCTATCACTGGTTCAGGATTGAATGTCGGTGGTCGCACTCACTTTGATGACGCATTTGCCGCATTGCGATATGCAAACCCATTCCGTCAAGGCGCACGGAACATCAAAGTCCCCGGAAATTCCGCTGTTCAGTTTGTTGCCAAAACTGGTAACGCCGCTGACAGCACAAACCCTTGGGGCTACACAGTAAGCCCTAACAGCGGTTCTCCCAACATCAACACTAGCATTTGGCAACTGCCTACCCGTGTTATCTCGGCTCAATTGCCAGTTCGTTCGGCTGTCTTGTCGGATGTAAACGGCTTGCAGTCTGAGTTGGTCGAAGACCTGATGATGGAATTTGCCCAATTGGAAGGCGCATCTTGCGGCCTGAACAATGACCAAGCAGGTTCTACAACCACATCTACTGGTGGCACTGATGGTTTGCGTGGCTTGAACAGCTACCCCGGCGCGGCTGGTGCTTCTGCCGCTTTTGGCTCTAGTGGCACTGCCATTACCAACGGCTTGCACACCATTGCTTCTGTCGGCTTTAATAACTCTGCTGGCTTGGACATGGAAACGCTGGTTGACATGGCGGCTGTTTTGCCCGGTCAATACTGGTCTATGCCCGGTACGGCTTGGATGATGTCTCCAACAGCAATTCAATCGTTGCGAAAGTATGCCCACCAAAACGGCGCATACAGTTTTGTTGAAACTGGTTCCGCAGAAGCTGGCTCGTTGCTCCATGTGTTTGGTTTCCCTGTGATTCCTAACCCTTATCTTGACGCAATCGGCACTGTCGGTGCAAAGCCCGTCTATCTTGCAAACTGGCCGCGTTTTATGACGATTGCCGATGTGGAAGAAATGACCGTTCAGGCTATGGAACAAACCACTCCCGGTTTTGTAAATCTGTATGCTGAAAAGCGCATGGTTAGCACTGTGCGTGATGTGTTTGCTGGTGTTCGTGCAATCGAGACTTAAACATGAGCGTTGATAACTATCAATACGCTGCGCCTTTTGGCGCTCAGACGCGCAATCCGTTCAACTACGCAAAGGTTGAGCAGATTGGGCGTGATAGTTCTACGCTGTGGTTGACGCTTGCGGAAATAAGAAACCAACTGAACTTGTTTGACGACACAAGTCAGGATACATATCTTTCAAGCCTTGGAATCGCCACCAGACAAGCGATTGAGGATTACTTGGGGATGTCTATCTTCCCTGTGAGTTATCGCGTCTGGTACGGTTCTGAGAGCCTTGTAGCGTCACCAATCAGCCTTGACTTGCCTGAAGTCAGTCAAAACACCACGCCAAGCCTTCCCGGAGTTACGATTAACTCTGTTGGCTACTGGAATGATTCTTTCCCGCCTGTGTTTCAGACAATTTCAAGCGGTTCTTATTACTACGATGCCTCTGGCAACAAAGTAATTGTGAACAATCTGCCAACGGATGTTAATTCGGTAATGACTGCTCCCATCATTGTGGAGTATTCGACTGTTGCCAATCCATTGGCGGCTTATCCAGTGATTAAGCAAGCAGGTTTGTTGTTGCTGACGCACTTGTATAACAACCGTGCAAATGCTACAGAAACAAAGCTCAAAGACATTCCGTTTGGCGTAACAACGCTTTTACGCAGTTACAAACCTTTGGTGATGTAAATGGCAATTGCTCGTTTTGAGAACATCAGCATCAACAACTTGACTTTTACCAAGTCAGATTTTGGTGAATCTGCTACTGTTCAAGCGGTGTGGTTTGCAACACGGGCAAGAGTTCATGCGGTTGCGAATAGCCTGAAGATTGCCGATAAATATCGGCTGTATCAGGACATGACCAATTTCACGCTGAACTACACGCCAAACATGAAAACAATAGTGGATAACCAAAACCTCTATTCAATCACTTGGCGTGGTAAAGATTGGCGTATTGATAATGCGCGAGAGTCTGATGATCGTATGACCATTACTCTTATGTGCTATCGTTCTGATCCAGTTACGGCGGTCTAATGGCAACTCAACTCAATCCTGTTGTTTACGGCAAAGCTATCCAGTATCAACTGGCTAACATTGTCACGCCTGTGCCTGTGTATGCGGCTTTTAACCGCAACTTTGCAACTCAGCCTAAGTTTATTACTTGGATGCTCCGCAATGTCCATCAGCCCGTTTATACAGGCCAGACACAAAGCAATAAAGGCATTGATCGTCCTGTTTTCCAGATTTCAATCTTCACTCAGCAGATTGAAGACGGATTCACCATATCCAACCAAATTCTTCAGAGTTTGCACGGTTATAGCGGTCAATTTGGGAGTCCGTCAGATGGCTTTTTCATTGCGAAAGCCGATGTGATGTGGCTTTACAATAGCTACAACAACGAGGAAAATATGGCGCAAATCTTCTTGGATTGCACCATTGACGTTCCGGCGTAATACAAGACAATTTGTTCAACTATCTTTTTGAAGGAAACTCAAAATGGCTCTCATTAACAAAGTCTTGCCCGGTTATGTGGCAACCCTGTGGTGTCAAACTGGCGCTACGCCCACTCCTCTGACTGACACTCAATTGGCAACTTGGACTGGTCAAGTCGCCGACATCATTGGTACTGCCGCTGGCGGCACTGGCACTGATGGCATTCAAGTCCCAGTGGAAGCAATCCCTGCTTTCGGTGCTGACGATGCTGTGGCCGCTTTCTCGGTTGCTGGCGCTCGTACTGGCGCAAAGATCACCACTCAGAACCAAGTGACCTCTTTGAGCATCACTTCTGCTTGGAACCCTGCTGACACCGCTCAGTTGTTGATCCGCAATGATGGCTACAACGGCACAATCGTTCGCACTTATGTGATCGCTGTTTATGACGGCGAAGACACTGTTGCTTATGCTTTCAACGGCATGGTTGGTGGTATGTCTTGGGACATGTCTCCTTCCGCTGAAGGCAAGTTCAACTTCACAATCCACCCCATTGGTGGCAACAGCTACGGCTGGTCTAACAACGCTTAATACNGAATGACGACAATAAAAGACAACACAGACCTGTTGAGTTTCCTTGTGGGCCAAGCCGATTCTTCCAAGAATTGGTTTGGCTTTACTCAGCAGCGCATCACAGCCATTGCGTTGGCTCACGACATTGCTCGGCATCATGCTGACAAAATTACGCCCGAAGATGCGGTGGAATATGCCATTGCTTTAAATCAGGCTATTTACGACAAAATCATCAAAACGACACGATAAGGAAATCACATGTCACGCATCTCATCTGCTTTTGGCGACAGTTACCAAAATGC